TATGGAGTTGACATTAGCACATACGATGAGGAATGGTTACAATCTACAATAGAATCATGGATTAAATGGAGAACATTTGATTCTACGTTGATGGATACTATCGAGTTCGTTAAAACAACCGAGGTTACCCCAGAGAATGTAGATGATATTGTATCTAAAGTTAAAACACTGATTAACGATAGAAACTCTATTGTATTTAATTCAGATATTGGATTAGATTTCTTTAATCCAACAGATCACATTCCAGATTCTTCTTCTAAAGTAAGCAGTGGCTATCAATTTCTAGATCGAGTACTTAATGGTGGATATGATAAAGATGGTTCATTAGTTGTTTACGTTGGTGAACAAAACATCGGTAAATCAATCTACTTAGCAAATGATGCGGCAACCTTTGTTAAAATGGGAGTTAATACTGCATTCATTTCAGCGGAGATGGCGGCTAAGAAAGTTGTAAAACGTTTAGGTGCAAACTTGCTCTCAATTCCAATTCATGAATATGATGAAAAATCTAAGAACGTTGAATTGATTAAACGTAAATTGGAGAATGTTGGTGATGGATTTACCCCTCCTGGTAATTTGTTTGTTAAACAATTCCCGACTTCACAAGCAACGGTTAATGACATTGAAGCTTACTTAAAGCAGATTGAAGAAGAGAGAAAGATTAAATTAGGTTGTGTTGTTATTGACTATATTAACATCCTAGCTAATTATAGAAACCCAAACTCTGAGAATACTTATTTGAAGATTAAGCAAATTGCAGAAGATCTTAGAGCTATGGGTATACGTAATAAATGGTTAATCGTTACAGCAACCCAGATCAATCGTAATAATTACAATTCGAGTGATATTACAATGGGTGACGTTGCAGAATCTTCAGGTCTTTCCCACACAGCAGATATGATGTTAGGTATTATTCAAGACCAATTGATGCACGCTAGTAACGAGTACTGGTTGAAGATTTTAAAAATTAGAGATGGAGAAGGTAAGGGCACAAAATGTAAACTGATGATTAATTATGATTATATGCGCCTTACAGAAACCGATGAAGTTACCAACTCTAACATACATGCTTTATAATGAGAACAAAAAGAGATAAAATATTTGATAATACTTTTGAAGAAACAGAGTATGAGTTTGATGCTGGTATGAGTTTCAATATTTCTCCAACTGCGATTGACGATCGCGATGAAGAAGATAAGATTGAAGCTAAATTAATTGCAGCTCAGATCCATGAATTAATTCAAAAGTCTAGATTCAAAAAGTTTAATGAAATTGATGAATTTCAGCAAGTAGATAAGTTAAAAAAACTTGACATTAATCAAGTGTATGAATACATTAGCGATGAAATGCGCCAAAAACATTCTATAGTTGATATATTTTCAGAATTGTGCGATTACTTTAACATTAATCCAACTAAATTTTATCAGTCACTCGGTAATAAATTTAAAGAAGAACTAATTGAAGAATTAGATCAAAGAACAGGAATACTGAAGCGTAAGAATATTAACAGATTGTTTTAATTATGATTGATGCAAAAACACTAGCCAAACCGGTAAAACGAATTTGGATTCTAGGTGATATGCACTTAGGCATTAGAGCTAACTCAATGGAATGGCTTGAAATCCAAAAAGATTTTTATGAGAATCAGTTTATTCCAACCTTGAAAGAGCACGTCCAAGAAGGTGATGTGCTAGTTCAGGTTGGAGATTCTTTTGATAATAGACAATCAATCAACCTTAAAGTTTTACACTATGCTGTAGATCTTTTTGAAAGACTTGGTCAAATCCTACCAGTCCATGTGATCGCAGGTAATCACGATATTTGGGCAAAAAAGAGTAATGAAATTACTTCAATTGATTCTCTTAAATGGATTCCAAACGTGCAAATTTATAAAGAATGCGCACAATACAATTGGTCTGGTAAGAATGTTCTCTTAATGCCGTGGAGAAAAGATGCAGAGCATGAAGTTGAAACACTTGCAGAATACCCAAAAGCAAACATTGTATTTTGTCACTCTGAAGTTCGTGGAATTAAATTGAATGCTAAAGTAACTAACGAGCATGGTGTTGAAGCAAACTCGTATGATAAGTTTATATCAGTTTATTCAGGTCACATTCACTATCGCCAACAACGTGGCAAATTGAGAATGGTTGGAGTTCCATATCAATTGACAAGAAGTGATATGAACAATTCCAAAGGATTTGACCTGGTTGATTTAGAGACCATGCAGGAAACTTTCTTTGAAAATACAATATCACCTAAGTTTATTAAGACCTATCTTACAAGTCTCTATAATGTACCTCTAGGTGAATTTAAAAATGAGATTCGTAATAACTTTGTAGATCTATATGTTCCATCTCATATTGCAGCTTCAAATGCATTAAGTAAATTTATTAATACTATACAAGAAATTGGTCGTAAAATTGAACCAAATATCTATGAGCAGGAAACCTTTGTAGATAAGGATCTATATGACATGGATGAGATTGAGGATCTGTATAAAAATTATAACATTCTCCATCTATGTAATATGTATATTGATGGTATGCAAAAAGACGATGAAACTAAGGCACTTATTAAGAGTAAAATAAAGAACTTGCACGATCAATGTGCATATAATTACGATAACGATTAATGGAGATTAAGTCAGTAGAGTTTAAGAATTTTGCAAGTTATGGAAATCAGGTTCAGCGTCTTGAATTTACTGAAGGTGCTTCTGAATTATTCCTAACACTTGGTAAGAATGGTCATGGTAAGACCACTATTGCCAATGCAATTGTATTTGCGTTATACGGTAAAATTGAAGGTGTTAAATTAACTGACCTACCAAACCGTATTAATAAAGAACTTTGGGTTAAGATTAATTTAAAGTGTAAAAATACTGAGGTTGAAATTGAGCGTGGTCTGGCTCCATCTAAATTTGAAGTTCGTTTAAATGGCGTAGAATTTGATAAAGCAGGTAAACGCTCAGTTCAAGAATATTTAGAAGAAGAGATCTTTGGTATTCCATACCATGTATTTAAAAACATTATCATCTTAAGTGTTAATGATTTTAAATCATTCTTAACAATGACAAATTCTGATAAAAAACAAATCATTGATAGAATGTTTGGATTCTCAATCTTGAATGATATGCAACGCTCTGTAAAAGAGGCGCGTAAGAATCTTAAGATTGATTTGGATGTGTATGATCGCGAGCTGAAACAAATTAATGAGAATATTGTTTCAGTTAATATGAAGTTGAATCAACTAAAGGCTGAATCAAACGAAAAGAATAAGGCTCAAATTCAGGAATTAAAAGATCGTTTAACAAGTTTAGCTGAGGATAAAAAGAAACTATCTGAAGCGCAAGAAAAGATCACTGCAAGTTTAGGAACATTTAACGAAGATCTTGGAACAAAGCAGCATGACAAATCTCAACTTGAATTTGAATTGGAATCTTTGCGTAAAAAAGTAGCCCTATACGAAAGTAATGCATGCCCAACTTGTGAATCTCCATTGACTGGTGATTTCCATCAAGAGCGTAAAAAAGAATTAGAAGCTAAAATCCAATCAATACCTGATAAGATTAAAGAAGCTTCTGTTGATATTGACGCTATTCAAACTAGGATCAGGGAAATGCGAGAAAAAGATCGCACCGTTCGAGATCGAGTTTCTTCAATGAATACTACAATCACATCTCTGAAACAAGAATTGATTAAGATTAATGATAACCTAAATAATGGTAATGATTTTGACCATTTAACGCAAATCATTAAGGACTTTGAAGAGCAAGAAAAAACAAAGGTTCAAGACAATACTAAAATATCAGGTGAATATAACTTCTTAGAAGCACTTGAGGAGATTCTTGGCGAAGATGGTGTTAAGAACTTAGCAATTCAAACAATCCTTCCTGGATTGAACGCTAATGTTGCAGCAATGGGTCAGACCATGCACTTGCCATTCCATATCAGATTCAATGATAAATTTGATTGTATCATTAATCATTTAGGAGAAGAGATTAATCCATTGACCCTTTCAACAGGTGAACGTAAGAAGGCTGATTTTATTGTTATTATTGCAATCATTAAGATCTTAAAGCTACGTTTTCCTCAATTGAACTTATTATTCCTTGATGAATTATTAAGCTCAGTTGATGCTGATGGTGTTCATAACATTCTTAAGATTCTTTCACAAGTAATTAAAGAGAGTAATATCAACACATTTGTTATTAATCACACAGTACTTCCACACGAATTATTTGACAAGAAGATTCAAATCTATCGTGAGAATGGATTCTCTAAGTTTGAGATTGAATCAATAGAATAATGGGATATATACCCTATGGCAAGTTATAATTTAAAATACAACTCAGATGATTCAGTGATTCGACATATTATTGTCGGATTATTGGCAGATTTGAATAATAAATTGTTCTTTTATCGTCAAATCAGTAACTCTGAAAGAGTGGCAATTGATATTCCATTCTATTATGCAATTACTGGTGATGACCAATTCCTAAGAGATAATTTTTTATTCTCAACAGCTAGCGGCCCAGATTGTCACCCAGATAAGGCTTATGCAGATGGTAATTACGATGTAGTTCCAAGAGGGGTGGTAAATCTTGATTCATTCTCAATTGATTCAGGTTCTTTGGTGAATAAGCGCAATATGGGAGAATACACTAAGATGAATTCAAACGGCGCAATGGAAGGTTATACGGCTGAATTTGAGGCTATTCCAATCACAGTTTCAGTAACGGTTGAGGTATTAGTTACTTCAATGTTGGATGCATTAAAGATCTCTGAGTCCATGATTAAAAAATTGTATAAATCAAATCAATATTCAGTTGAGGTTGGTCACTTAAACGAGGGCACATATAGATTACCTTCATATTATCAATTCCCTGAAGACTTAGACGTTCAAAAACCAATTGATTTTACATTTGAAGATAAGGACAAATATAAGATTGCATTCTCACTAGAAATCAAATCATTTATTCCATCATTTGAATGGGATACTGAAAGACATATTGGAAATCGTATGTTTGAAATCAATTCAAATCTTACTCCAACAACAGAGCCTGGAGTTAATGAGGTAGTTGATAAGAATGTAATTGATGAAAATGATTTATAATCATTGAATATATATAAAAAGAAAATAATATTTAAAAAGTATGAAGACTAATATTTTAGCTCCAATTATTAAATTAGAAGAGTCAGTAAAATTCTATGTTAACGGCAGAGTTTTCGAAATGACTGGTTCAATTATCGAAGAGGTAGAAACTATTGAACCATCGCTTAGAAAAGCAATTCAAGCGTTTGAATCTTTCGAATTCACAACAAACTCAGTTAAATGGTATCATGGTGCTGTTAAATTCGTTTATGATTTATCAGAAGGCGTATTTATGCACAATAACATGTTAATTGAAGGTAATACTTTCACAGATCACGTTTTAGCGGCTGGTACAGTAAGATACGGTCATAAAAATGTAGCTGATCTTTTTGAATCTATTCCTTCATTGCTACAAAATTTTATTGTATTAGATTTTGCTGCTTCTTTTGAAAGCAAGAATGTTTCAATTGACTTATTTAAAGTAAACGAAAGCATATACGTTTCTAAGTATAATGCAAACACTAAAATGGCTAAATTCTATAGAGCTGAAAATGCAAACGCTGCTTTAGAATTAGTAAAAGAACAAACAGGTCAAGACGCAACAAAATTCTTAGCAGAATTATTGGAGGGTGAGGCTAAAGAATTAGCCGAAAAAGCAGCTTTAATCGAGAAATATGAAGATATGATTGCTTTCTTAAAAGATCAGAGAGGTTTATTAGCTGAAGCAGATAAATCAATCGAAGAAATCAAAGCTGCAGATTCTTTAATTTCTGGCGAGATTAAAATGTGGGAAAACAAGATTTTTAATGTGTTAAATGAGAGCAAAATTGTTAAAGATTTGGCTAAAGAATTTGCAGCATTTGTTCCAACAGAAAAAGTGTTACCATCTTTAATTCAAAATATCATGGCCTCAACGGAGACAGATAAGAGTAAAATTTCTTATTTAAAAGACGAGGTTGGCCATTTTATTCATAATAAATATTACACAGAACCACCAACTCAAGAATACTACGATATGATGAAATTAAATGGTCAGGTTGCTAAGGAATATTTCAATATGAATAAGAAAGGTTTATGAAGAGATCAAGGCAGCTGATACGTTAATCAGTGAAGAGATCAAAGTTTGGGAGCAAAAGATTGCTACTATTTTAGCATAACACCAAACTACACACAAATTCGACTAAGAGATAAGGGAACTTCGGTTCCCTTATTTTGTTTTTAAACAAATTTTACTTTTTCAGTATAATCTTAAACTAACTAGAAAATATGGCTAGAAAAAAGAATTATTTAAATAATAAGGATCTGTATGACGAGATGGTCCTATCATTGGATCAGGATAAACTGACTTCAAATGCCGAGAAAATGCTTATTCTCTTGGCTGAAAGGGCTATTAATAAAATGAAGTACGTTAATGAAGATGATCGTCTTGATTGTTTACAATTTGCTATTCTAGATCTTTTGAAATATTGGAGAAACTTTAATCCAAAATACCCAAATGCATTTGCATACTTTACTGAAATTGCCAAACGAGGTTATGCTAAAGGTTGGAATAAAATTCATCCAGTAAAATATAAAGGAACTATCTCAATCACCGGTGGCGGTGGCGGAGAAGACGATCATAGCGGTATCTATAGTTTATAATGTCAATAAAGAATGTCAAACCAACCAAAAACTCAGGATTCAATCAAGGATATTTCAATCCTCAATTTCCTGAAAAATATATTGGCCCAACTCCAATTATCTATAGGAGTTCATGGGAGCATAAGTTTATGATTTGGTGCGACAAGAATGATAAAGTTTTAAAGTGGTCAAGTGAACCTGTTGAAATTAAATATTGGTACAGAAAGGATAATAAAGCTCATAACTATTATCCAGACTTTTATTTTAAACAGCTCCAACAGGATGGAACTGAAAAAGAATACTTGGTTGAGATCAAACCAAAATCGCAGATTCAACCTCCAGAAATGCCAAAGACCAAATCTAAAAAAGCACTCGATTCATTTAAATTCTTGGCTGAGCAGTACGTTAAAAATATGGATAAATATAATGCCGCTAAGGAATATGCAACCAGCCGCGGCTGGAATTTTATTATCCTAACCGAGGAAACTATCAAGAATGGGTTACGTTAAAAGTCGTATTAGAGAATTAATCAAAGAATCAGGGTCTAAGGCTACTGCTAGAAGACGGGCTGAACTTTGGTATAATGAAACTAAGCGATCAGTACGCGAAAATGAAGTTTATCAAACTAGAGATAGATTCGAACCCGGCAAGATTTATGTTTTTAGATATAATCCAGCTACGGAAAATCTGCCATGGTTCGATCAAAATCCAGTTGTTTTAGCAATTGAACAGGTCGATGGTAATGACTTGGGTGTAAATCTTAATTTGATACCGATTATGCTAAAAGAACAATTGTTAGATGATTTGTATTCTAGATTTGGTGGTCAAATTAAATCAGCAACGACAGGTGCTCGTGAGACCAATGCAAATACACAACGACCACTTAGATTAACATACGACGGTATGAAATCATATCTACAAAGATATGGATATGATTTTGCAATTAGGCAATATATACCAAGTCGAAAGAGCCAGCAGACTGTAGTAAGTTATAATAAATGGCCAGAAATAGCACTTTGCGATTTTATTCAGTTAAATGGAGCAACAGTAAACCAAATAAGACGATTATTTAATCGAAGATAAATGGAATATATAAACAAAATTAATACCATATTATAATGGCAGGATTTGTAGAAAGAAATGGCCCATTCAGTACGGGCAAAAGACCATTCACACTAAGGGATCAACTTAAAAAGTTGAGCTCTTTTGGTATGTTCTATGATGACTTAGTATTACGTCAATCTCAAGCAATTGGTCCAATTGAGGACGCAATCGGTTATGGAATGATGAACCAAATGGGTGTTGATAATGATGATCTATGGGGTGCATTTGCAGCTCTATCGATGTCAGATACCAACATGCGTAAGAATATTCCGTTCTTCGATAAAAATTATGAATCCAAGCGTGAAGAGCTTAGAGCATTCTCAACATACGACGAGATTGAAGATATTCTTGATATTCTTTGTGATGAGTCAATTGTATATGATAACAAAAATTTTATTGCTTCACCTGAATTAATTGGAATGGATGTTCCAGAAGAAGTTGATAAGTATTTACAAAAAGCATTTAAGCAAATCTATCAATACTTTGGTTTTACACAAGATCAATCAGCATGGTACTACTTTAGAAAGTTCTTAATTGATGGTTATCTTGCGTTTGAAATTATCTACAATCCAGAACAAACTGAAATTATTGGCTTTAAAGAAATTGATCCAATTACACTTGTACCAGGTTATAATAAAGAAGATGGTAAGAAAGTTTGGACTCAGTTTAAGGATAATCCAATGAAGGAGAGAACATTATATGATTCTCAGATCATTTATATTTCTTATTCATCAATTACTACAGCATCAAGAGTTTCATACTTAGAGAGACTTGTTAGAGCATTTAACTTGCTTCGCATTATGGAGCATACAAGAGTTATTTGGGCGGTAACAAACTCATCTTACAGAATGAAGTTCATTATTCCTGTAGGCGGTAAATCTAAAACAAGAGCAAAACAATCTCTTGCACAATTGATGAGTAACTATAAAGAAGTTGTAGACTTTGATTGGGATTCAGCTTCTCTTAATACTAATGGCCGACCAATGCTTCAATTTAATAAGGAATATTGGTTACCTTCTAAAGACGGCGAATCACCAGAAATCGAAACACTCGGTGGTGAAGGTCCAGAATTATCAGATACAGAAGCACTTAAATACTTCTCTGATAAATTAAAGGCAGTTTCTAAGATTCCATTCAATAGATTCTTATATGAAGACGGCGGCGGCGAATTTAACTTAGCAGCTGATGGTATGATTCGTGACGAAATCAAGTTTGCTAAATTTATCAAACGTTTAAGATCTACATTCCAAGAGATTTTAGTTAAGCCACTTTATATTCAAATGTGCTTAAAGTTCCCTGATTTCGAGAACGATCCAGCATTCAAAACACAAATTTCTCTGCAATTCCAAGAAGAGAACATGTTTGCTGAATTAAAGAATATGGAAATCATGGAACGTAGAATTGAATTTATCGGTTCATTGAAAGATTCATTAATGGAGACAGACCCTGTAACAATGGAGGAAAACTATTATTTTGATATGGAATTCCTTGTTGATCGTTACTTGAAATTGTCTGATGATGATAAACAAAGAAACGCAGCGTATAAAGCTCGTAAAGCAGCAAAAGACGCTCAAGAGCCTGAAGCAGACCCAATGGGCGGTTTAGGATTTTAAAAGAATAGTTTAATAATATGAAAAGAATCAAATTATACGAAGAATTTATTGAATCTTTAAAAGAAGAAGCAATGACACCTAAAGATTCTAAGGTTACTGTAGATGATTATACATGTGATAGTGGTTTAGAAATTAAATCAACTGAAATCGTAGGAGCAATGGTATCTTGTGAATCAGAAGATGAATTTTTAGATTATTTCTATAATCAATACAGCATGACAGCATTCACAGAAGCCGATATAGCATCTTTAGTAAAGTATTTTAATGATTATTTAGAAGAAGTCACTGCTAAAGAAACTGAAGAGGAAGAAGCTAAGAAAAAAGAAGAAGAAGGAGGAGATGATCCTCTTGCTGGCCTTTAAAAAAACTTTTTTGAAAAAACCCTATTTTTTAATAGGATATATATTAACAAATATAAATAATATCATAGTATGAACAAAGATTTACTAATCTTGGAAAGATCTTCATCTGAATTAACATTTAAATCAGATGGCGGTGCTTATGTTTTAGAAGGTATTTTTGGTGAATTAGATAAGAAGAACAGAAATAATCGCATCTATTCAGCTGAAGAATACTTACCACAAATTGAAGCACTACAAGATAAAATTAAAGCATCAAAGCTTTTAGGTGAATTAGATCACCCACAAAATTTTGATGTATCCTTAAAGAATGTTTCTCACATTATTGAAGAAATCACTTACGATAAGGAAAATAAACAAATCAGAGGTCGAATCAGATTATTAGATACAGATGCAGGTCGTCAGGCTAAAGCTTTAGTTGATGCTGGAGTTCCATTGCAAATCTCATCAAGAGCTGCAGGTGCAGTTGAATCTAATGGACAAGTAAAGATTAAGCAATTATTCACCTATGATTTAGTAGCTGATCCTGGTTTTGAAAACGCTGAATTAAAGCGTGTGAACGAATCATTTGGTTTTGCAAATGATGATTCAATTCAAATCTTTGAAGTTCCAGGTAAAGCAGATTTATTAGAAAACATTGAAACTATCAAAAATAAAGAAAATAATACAATGGCAGAATCAAAATTTATTTCAGTTGAAGATTTCAACAAGTATTCTCAGTATCTTGCAGAAGAGATTAAGTCTTTAAAAGAGGCTATGGAATCTGCAACTAATAATGAGACTGCTCAAGAAATTTCAAATTTAAAAGAATATGCAACTTATTTAGCTGAGAAATTAGACCAATCAATCCAATATTCAGAGCACGTTGCTGAAAAGACTGATCAGGCAATTTCTTATGCTGAGCACGTTGCAGAAAAAGTTGATAGCAATATCTCATACTCTGAGCACATTGCTGAAGGTGTTAATCAAATTAAAGAATACACTAACTATTTAGCAGAAGCTTACAACGAAGGCGCTACAACTCACGAAAACTTATTAAAGTATGTAGATTACTTAAAAGAAAATTTACAATCAGTTACTGAGTACGCTGAGTACGTTGCTGAAACGGTTAACTCTAACTTATTATTAGAAGACGAAGCAGGTTTACCAGCTGAAGAATTAGAAGACGAAACTAAAGTAGTTGATTCAGATGTTGAAGAGCCAGTAAACGTTGAGAAAGACCTTGAATTAGAAGGTGAAGGTGATGCTGCAGGCGAAGAAATCACTGAAGAAGCAGGCGAAGAAGCAGGTTTACCAGCTGAAGATTTAAAAGATGAAACTAAAGAAGTTGATAACGATGTTGAAGAGCCAGTTAATGTTGAGAAAGACCTTGAATTAGAAGGTGAAGGTGATGCAGCAGGCGAAGAAATTGCTGAAGGTAATGCATTTGGTGATGCTGTAAGAAAGGCTAAAGAAGCTGGTGAAGAAGAATTCGAATTCGACGGTAAGACTTATAAAGTTGAAGAAGAAGCTGAAGCAGCTGAAGCAGTTGTAGAATCTTGCGGAGAATGTGGTCAAGAACCATGTGTTTGCGAGAAAAAAGAAGATGCAATGGAAGCTTACAAGAATGAAATCACTGAAAAGTTACAAGCATTAATCAATAAGGCTACTGAAAAGAAGAATGATAATCCACACTTCTTCAGATTTGTATCTGAATCAGTACAGGCTGAATACAGTGAATTAGCTACAGAAGATAAGTCAAAAGTTTTATCAGCTGTTGAAGGTAAAGGTTACTTAACAGAAGGTCAGATCTTAGGTTTATGGAAGAATGCATTAATCGTAGATGCTCCAGTTGCAGGTCAACCTAATGTATTAACAATGATGCCAGCTGAATACAAAGAAACATGGGCTAAATTATCTGAATCTAAGAAATCTCAAATCTTAGCACAGTCTAAATACCACAAGTTAGATACTCCTTACCAGGTTGCTAACTTCTGGCAGACAAGAGACTTAAGAGAAGTTGCACCAATCATGGAAAAAATCGCAATGGTAAAAGAATCTAAAGAAGAAACTAAGCAATTACCATACGATTTAACAAGCGTTGCTGAAGATCTTAAGAAAAGATTCAACAGATAATTCAATTGAATATATAAGAATATAAGTATTGGGGACCATTTTGGTCCTCAATATTTTTTTGAAAAAAAATGAAAAAATGAAAAAACTCATTTTTTTATTAAGAATATATAGATATATAGTAATATAAAAATAATCGATTATCAGTTAAGAAGCAGAAAACTGAAAGACAATCGAAACTAAATAAAAACCATTAAAAAATAAAATTAACATAAAATGGCAAATTTAATTAACGAGTCAGAAATCAGAGCAACTTGGTCTCCAATCATCGAGTCTGCAACTGGTATCAATGACACAAACAAATTAGCTTGGATGTCGCAGTACTGCCACAATCACAAGCTTTATGAAGACGCTAACATCATGTCTTTACAACCAGGTATGAACTTATTCGGTATGGGTGCTGTTGCACTTCCAGGTGCTGTAGACGGTGTTGCAAAAGGTTCTGGTGACAAAGCTCCTTCTTTATTACCATTAGCAATGCAAGTTGCTGCACAAACTGTAGGTTTAGACTTAGTTCCTGTTGTTCCTATGGCAGGTCCTATGGGCTTATTATCTTACTTAGACTTCGTATACGAAGGTGGTAGATTAGACGGTGGTGTTGCTCCAACTTACATCAAGTCAAAGTCTCAAGACGGTGCAGGTTCTGCTGATGGCTACACATTCACAAAATTAGCTGAAACTTCAAGAATCGATGGCTACGCAATCTACCAAGTAGAAGAGGCTGGCGCACACGCTAGTACAATGTTAGCTGCATTCGAATCTTTAACTGCTGTTGATAACGGTATCGAATTAGTTAAGGCTTTAGAAGATCACATCAAAGGTGCTACTGGTAAGTCTAATGGCGATCCATACTCAAGAGCTGAAGGTGAATCTACATCAGACAAGTTAATGGGTCTTTCATTATTCTCTAAGGCAGTTGAAGCTAAGACTTTCCAAATCGCTGCAGCTGTAACAAGAGAGCAAGTACAAGATCTTAAGCAATTCGGTGTTGATGCAGTTGCTCAAGTTGAGTCTGTATTAACTAACGAGTTAACTCAATCAATCAACCAATTCATCTTAGGTAAAGTTAGATCACTTGGTGTTGATAACGTTACTAAGGCAATGGGTGCTGGTAACTTTGATCTTGAATTACAAAATAAAGCTGCTTTATCTGGTGGTGAAACAGTTGCTTCTGAGCAAAGAAAAATCTTAACTCAGGTTTTAGCTGCTGCTAACTTAATCGCTAACAGAGGTAGAAGAGGCGCAGGTACATTCGCAGTAGTTGGTCCACAAGTTGCTACAGTATTACAATCAATTTCTGGTTTCGTAGCTAACCCAATGGCTAACACATTCTCTCAAGCTGCTGGTGCAATCTATCCATTAGGTTCAGTTGCTGGTATCAATGTTTACACTGATCCAACAATGGCATGGGGTGATTACCAAGTTGCTGTAGGTAGAAAAGGTGATGGTAACGGTCCTGGTTTAGTATTCATGCCTTACTTAATGGCTGAATCTGTACAAACTATCGCAGAAGGCACAATGGCTCCTAAAGTAGCTGTTAAGTCTAGATTCGCTTTAGTTGAGGCTGGTTTCCACCCAGAAACTCAGTATGTAACTTTCGATATTTCAATCGCGAACGGCGGTACTAACTTAATCACTCTTTAATCTGAGTATTAATTAGAATGAATATTCTTAAAGGGAGATCGAAAGATCTCCCTTTTTTATTTTGATATATAGACTATAAATATAAAATATCATAAATATGAAAATTAAATCATTTGACAATTGGTATAAAGCAGTTAATGAGCAAATCGCCGGAGAACCGGTTGCAGAGCCAATAATTGCATCAGCAGCTGAATCTTCTTCAAGAGACGCTATCATGACCGACGTTGATGCTATTATGACTTCATTAGAAACTTTAGCTGGCGAATTACAAGAAGAATTAGAAGCTGAATCTGCTAATCAAATAAATGAAGCATCTGGCGATAAGAAAAGTTTAGTAATGCAATGGATTTGGTTTGGCCCTAGAATGGTTAAAAAGCAGAAACAGATAAATAACATGAAATTAAAAGAGTCAGATATGGAGATTGCAGCTGCAAAACTTCAAGGTTCTGATGATTCAGATAAGAAGAAATATCTAGTTGATAAGAGTAGACAATTAAGTCAAAATATTAAAGAAATTCAGGCGCAAATTAATGATATGGCGGCTGGTTATGGTTCTTATGTTGAAGGTCTTGTTAAGAAAACAAGACTTGAAGGTGATTTAGCGGTTGTTAAGGCACAGGTTGGTAATATTAAAGACCCTAAAGAAATGAAAGAGCGCATGAGAGATCTTATGGCTAAGATAAAAGAAGAGGATACAGCACTTCAAGATATGGCAGCAACTGCTGAACAAGATGCTCAAGATGCAAAAGGTGATGATAAAATCCAAATTCTTAAAAAGCAAAAAGAAGCTCTTAAGGATCAAAAAGAAGATATTGATGGAATGGCTGATGGTCCAGAAAAAGAAATGGAATTAGCACAATATGCTTTAAAATTAGCTAAATTAGACTTAGAAATTGCAATTGAAGATCCAAATCAATCTAAAACACTTGATTCTGCAAAAGAAAAAGTAAAGAAAGCTGAAGAGAAATTAAAAAAATTAACTTCTACAGATAATGGTGAAGAAACTCCAGCCGCTGAAGAAACTCAAGATGGTGAAGAAACTCCAGATGCTGAAGAAACTCCAGATGCTGAAGAAACTCAAGATGCAAAAAAATCTGGAGAGGTAGGACAAGATGATGGTTCTTCAGATGATAATAAAAAAGATCAAGAAGTAAAGAATTCTAAGCAAGGTAAACTTGATAGGATTCAAAAAATGATCGATACTGAAGAAGAAAAGTTAGGAGATTCTGCAGTAAAAGATAAGATTAAAGAATATAAAGATGCTATTGAACAATTAGAATCTAAAGGTAAAAAGTCTAAGGAAGATCAGAATAAAATTGACGTATTAAAAGTTGCTCTTAAGTCTAAAGAAGATGAATTAGCTAAATCCAAGGCTGATGCTTCTCCTAAACTAGATAAGCTTAAGAAGTTGAAAGATGATATCATGGCTAAAGAAAATTGGCAAATTGAAGGTACTGAATTAGGTAGAATCTTCGAGATGGAAATTTCTAAATTAGAAATGGAATATACGTTAAACGAATCATTCACATTAAATATTAAAGATAGATTTAAGAAATTAATCTAAGTTAGTTTCTGAATTTTTACGGGCTATTTTAAGGAAGTCCTTCTGTTGTTTCAGAAGGACTTTCTTTGCTTTTTTACGAAACTCAACTGAAGATCTTACGATGCGACCATCAATCATTTTATAGTTAATCATATCCCAATGATCTGGGTGAACAAAATTCTCTGGAGAGAAATCATTAATACTGGCCATAATCTTTTGACCTGAAAAGGCGCATTCCCATTCAATGGTATCATAAATATCCTTCAGCTCATCGATTTTAACAAAGGATTCAGTCGACCAGTCATAATAGAACTTATAATCACGAGTGGCATTCCTTGGTCTAGCAACCTCAAAAATTATATGTAGAAATTGATCACTCTGGGCACGGTCCTTTAATAGAGGGTGCTCTAACAGTAATCTTCTTTGAGATTTTGAGATAGAGTCGTAGCGGACCCCGTATTTATTTCTAGGGTATGGTCCGCCAGTTCTTTTAATCTCAGGATATTTGTTGTTATACGCCATATAATATTTATCTGAAACATTTTGTAGGTCCGTGGTATAATTACTAAATGTTACAGATATGATCCAAGCACTCTTTACCGAGAAATACAGACCTAAAAATCTGAATGATCTGATTCTTCCAGATCGCGTTATGAATAAGTTCAAGGACGGACTTACGCAAAATATGCTTTTTGCCGGTTCACCAGGTACTGGTAAGACCTCAACTGCAAAAGCAATCGTTCAGCAATTTGATCTTCCATATCTCTATATCAATGCATCAACAGACACTTCGGTTGATGTGATCAGAACTCGAATCACGGACTTTTGTTCGACAATGTCAATTATGGATGATCGCTCCAAATTTAAGGTAGTTATTCTTGATGAGGTTGATGGTGTCTCTGATCAATTCTTTAAGGCTTTGCGCGCCACAATGGAACAATTTGCATCTAATTCACGTTTCATCGCAACATGTAATTACATTAATAAATTGCCAGATCCAATCCTGAGCCGATTTGAATTGGTTAATTTTGACTTTGATAAAGAAGAAGAGGCTGAATTGACCAAAAAGTATATTCGCAGAGTATATGATATTTGCAAATCTGAAGGTTTGACAATCGAAAAAGATGCATTGGTTGAATTTGTACGCCGTAACTTCCCAGATCTGCGCTCAACTTTGAATAAATTACAAGGTTACAAAACACAAGGCACAACTAATATAACTCTTACTGATGTTAAGAAGTTCAACTCAGTGTATAAAGATGTATTTGAGTTAATCTTTAATGAAACTGATCCGGTTAAGAATTACAAGTATCTTGTCGGTGAATATTCAAACAGGGTTGATGATATTCTTCAAACACTTGGCGAAGAGTTTATTGAATACATTCAGTCAGAGAAACCAAACGCAACTCGACATATTCCACAAGTTGCAGTTTGCGTAGCAGAACACCAAGCACAGCGCAGCCTTGTGATTGACCAAGTAATTACAATGTTAAGCTGTGTATATAAATTACAAGAAATAGTTAGACAATAATTTTTTTATGTCGCGAAAAAATGTTATATTTACATATAAAGATTAGCGATATGAAAGCAGAACTTACAGAACAAGAACGTAGAACACTACGAATAAAAAATAGATGCAATAAAAGCAAACACACACCATCTACAAATCCTTTTGGTGTTACATGGTGTAAAGATTGTGGCAATTTAATGAAAGGTTAATTATGAAACTAGGAAGACATACACTCCTCATTGACGGTAACTACTTCTTACACAGTAGATTATTTGTCCTACCCAGAAAAAAGAATGAGCGCCTTCTTGAATCTGAAGAAAGTAAAGCGCAATTGATGCGCAAACTCTGTATTGATTTTGCGTCTGAAGTTCGTAAGATGAATCCATTTGTTGATCAAATTGTTATGGCAATTGATTCAAAATCTTGGCGTAAAGATCTCTTTCCAGATGCTAATTATAAAGGTACACGCACACATGATGATTCAGTAGATTGGACTGCTGTGTTCAATGTTTATACAGAATTTCAACAGATTCTTGCACGTAAAGGTGTTATCATTCACCAAATCAATGGTGCTGAAGCTGATGATGTTCTTTTTGGTTGGTCAACCCAGCTGAATAATGAAGGATCTAATTGTATTGTATGGACTGGCGATCGTGATTTAATTCAATTGGTAAACTACAATGATGCAACAGATGCATATACTCTTTGGTATTACAATTCAAAACGTAAATTGATTGCATTCCAAGGATTTGAAAAAGTCTTAAACAAAGAAGAATCTTCTGATTTTTCAGATGAAGATTTGCTATTCAATATGTCACAAGGTCTTTCAGTCTCTGGATTGGCTAAGAAAGAATTAAAGAGCTGGATTGATAAGAATAAAGTATCGATTGATGAAGTTAACTGTGACGACTTTATCTTTACTAAAATCTTACAAGGTGATAAGAGTGATAATATCGCAGCAGTAGTTTGTTGGACTAAACATTCCAAAGGTGGCAAAACACTAAACTATTCAATCACTGAAAAGCAGGCTGAAAAGATCTTAGAACAATATAAGAAAGAAGAAGGTGATTTCCATATTGATTTATTCTTCAATAAGCCACAAGTTGAAAAGATTGTCGATATAATCTATCGAGTTGTTGGTCAATCAACTCCACAAGAGATTAAAATGCGCTTTAATCAAAACTTGGATTTGATGTTATTGCACTACAATACAATTCCAGATCCAATCCAAAAAGATATTTATAAGAATGTTGAGTCTGATTTTAACAATTCAACTGATCTTGGTAAATTATCAAAAATGGAAGCAA